GCCCATTAAGTACTGGCGATTCTTTAGCCCCTTCACGCTCAATCTTGAAAGCAATCTTTCTAATGATAGAAGAAATCATACCCTTAGATTCAAGCCCAAGTTCTTTCATGCCTGCTTCAAGCTTGGTAATACCGCCAACATTAACTTTAAGATCCATCATGATTTAATCTTTTCAAGTAATAGTTTTCTGTGTGGCATGTAACTAAGCGCAGCGTAAGTGCTAATAGATCTTATCTTATAGATCCCATCAAATTCACCACCAGTAACTACAAGCCTATCTGTTTCTGCTATAGATGTGGCATTTTTAACATACCCTACATGCTGTCTAGTAAAATCACCTTCCATCAAAGGGTTATCATCTACACTTGCAGCCTGTATAACTAGATCAATACTACCCTTGTCTACAGTCCACGCACTTTTACCGTCAGTGTTAGCTAACCCAGTAAGTGCAGCCGTAACCTTTAGTTTATTAAATAACATGAAGTCTACCGTTTTTATAAGAATCTAAAATAGTAATGTCTAGCTTTGATAGCCCAAGATCAGCACCTTTTTCATACTCATAAGTAACCGCAGTATCACCTACCTTTTCTGTCTTAGTGCGCTGCCCTTGTTCATCACCAGCTTGCGCTACCTTTTCGCCCTTGTACATCTTGGCAACAATCTTTGTAGCTACCATTGATAGATCTGCAGGGGATGATGTGAAGCCAGTGTTGTATTTAACTTCAACATTCACTTTACCTTCTGGGAAGTAATCATAATGCAAAAAGCCTAGTTCAAGATCAAACTTAATAAGTGTTTCTTCAATAAGAACACCGTCAATCTTAACATGACTTGCTGTACCATAAGTACTGAACCGCACAGGGTTGTGTGGAAGGCTTAAACATTCAGAACCTTCACCGTCAAACACCTTGGTAAATACAGTGTCTGCCACAGGGGCTTCAATGTATTCAGCAATAAAGGAATCTGCCAGTGGTAGAAGCGCAGTAATAATTGCATCTTCTGTAGTACCAGTGATACCTAAATGTGTTTTGACAGTGGCTAAATCAGTTAGCATAGGTTCTAAAGGGTTATTTTTTCTTTACTTCTTTTGGCTCAACAACTGCTTTCTTAACAGTTTCTGCCAACGGCTTCACTTCTTTTGGCTCAACCTTGGTAGCTGTGGCTTTACCTGCTAGCCCAAACCTTTCAGCTTGTTCTTTGGTAAGTTCCACTTCTTCACCGCCAAGACCTACACCAGCAATACTGTTTGGTAATACAACTTTCATAGTTTTGGTTGGTTAATTATATAGAAAGGGGGCATAGGTATTAGCTATACCCCCTGAACTGCTTAGGCTGCAGTTTTAGCAAACACAATAGCTTTTCCAAACACTGTAGCGTAACCACTACGGCTAGTTGTTTGTAGGGCTTCTTGGTCAGTATCAGCAAGGTTTACACCGTTAACTGTACCTTCTGTTAGCCGTTTCACTGTCATGTTTCTACGATCACCGATAACACCAGCTAGGTTATGATCCCCGAAAGAAGCAAACCGTGTACCACCTTGTGAACCATCACTGGTTGCAGGCACTACTTCTGAAAGTTCAAATGGTTTACCCCAGATTGTGGCTGGTGTAGTTCCATTAGGTGCTTCATAGATGTAATGACCATCAGAACCTTTAAGTTTTCGGATAGATGCAAACACCGTTGGGTGAAGTAGGTACTTACCTCTTGCACGGATTGAACCAGCAACGCTAAATTGCATATCAAGTAGTTCATCTGCAGTAACAGTGGCGAAGGTTGAACCTGCAATAACGAAATCCGTAAGATCACCGTTAGTTGAAGCAAATAGACCTAGATCATTGTTACCAGTACCGTTACCAGTGAAGAATTGTGTATCTTCAAGTAAAGCAAAGGCTTGTGCTACACGCTCAATTACTAAGTTCCAAATAGCAATGTCTGCTTGGTTGTCTTCAACAAGTTCAGATGTTCCAATAACATTACAAATAGTTTTCTTAGCAATCAACTGTAGTTGACCGAAAGTAAGAGTACTAGCACTTGGCGCTGCAGAAGCTTCACCTACACGGTAAGCGACTGGTTCACCTGTAAGGGCAGTAATATCTTTCTTATCCGTTCCCATTGGGATTGCACGGAATAGTTTACGAGCCACACCATACTGTTCAACAGTACGCAAAACTTCACGGTGAAATTCTGTAGGCACTAGGAAACCACCTTCTGATTCAGTACCTTCTGTAAGACCTTTGGCTTGTGCATCAACAATAGATGCCTTCATTGCTACACGGTCATTAGCCTTGTAAGCACGCATGAATTCAGCAAAAGATTTGATACTATCATCTTTCTTAGCATCAGCTTCATCTTGAAGCGACTTAGTAGGGTATAGTGCTTTTTCACTAACCTTATCTAGCTTCTTTTCTAAGGCTTCAATGTCCTTAGCCATACCTGCATTAGCTTCTTTAATAGCAGCTTGAAGTTCTTTCTTAGATGCAGAAATCTGTGGATCACTACCATCTTCTAGCGTTTTTTCAAGTGCAGCTAGTTCTTTCACTTCTGCTTCTGATAATGTACCAGCAGCTTGTTTTGCAATCAGTTCTTTAAAACGATTCATTGTAATTGGGGTTTAATTTATAAGTTCCTTTAATGCTTTACCTGTTACCTGTTTAACCTTTGAAGGGGTTGCCTTGGTAGGTATTGTAGGCTGGGTTTCAACGCTACTAGGTGTGGGTGCAGTATCTTGGGGCAATAGTAATTTCAAGGTAGATAGTAATTTATCAACCCTTAGCGCTTCATCTTCCATTGGCTCAATGCCACAGCGCTTACACATATGATCTAGTAATGTGCGGTACTTTTTAGTTATCTCATTGTTACTAGCAAAGATCTTTAGCATCTTATCTAGTTCAGCTACCTTTTCAGTAACTTCATATTCTTTACCAAGAACATCACGGATGTATTCACAAGATTCTTCTTTAACTACCCCTTGCTTCACCGCCTTAACTAAGGCTTGTGGATTGGCTGGAATAGCTACAGCAGAAACTTCTAGAAGTCTGGCAGTCTTGATAATGTAAACACTATCTTTGTTGCCTTCACTATCCGTTTCAGTTTCCCAGCTAGCTTCAAGTGGAATGAACCCAACACTGAATGCGTTAAGAAAACCATTCTTGAACAGGTTAAAAATATCCTTAGCTAGTTGTGTATCTTCTGAAAACTGTACTTCCATTTCTAAGTTACCGTCTATAACTTCTATGCGTATAGCTTTACCTACAACCTTTTCAGCTTTGTAGTCATGATTAGCAATGATAACTGGGGTCTTTTTAAATTCTTCTAGATCCCAACCATCCTGCATGATTCTATCACCGTGGCGGTCAATGCCAGATGTAGATGCAATAGCAGTCAAGGTGCGGTTTTCTGCATCCACGCCCTTGATTGTAGTATGAAACTGTTTAAATCTTTTTTTCATGAAACTTTATAAGTTGTAAGCAAAACCCCTGATTTTTAATTTACTCTGATGCACCAGCATATTCAAAACGCTTAGAGCGTAAGAAGTACCCTAGTTTATCTTCATCACCGTAGATCTTAACCTTACCTTCTGTTTCGTAGTAGATTGCTGCTTTCACAACAAATTCAGCTACTTCTTTAAGATCACCCATTTGCATATCATCAAGATCTGCAGAAACGCCCTGCACAAAAGATAGTGCAATAAGCAATGACCCAAAAGGGTATGGTGATTGGTAACGCCCTTGTTCTGGTATTTCTACCCCTGTGGCTTTTAGAAGACCGTTAAACTTTCGTTCAATGTCTTTCGTGATATATGGATTGCTAGAAATTTGCATGTGGTAAAATGTTTAGGAATAGTCCTGATTTTACCTGATTATTGTTTACTCTGTTTTTTACTGCTTAACTGCAGTGATTGCTTTTGCAGTATCAACTACTGCGAAGCCACCCACACCAACCATCAACAGTTGTTGAATGCTAGTGATTGCATCTGGTGAAAAGCCCAGTTCTGTTAGTAACAAAACTAACGCAGAACCAAGTACTGTTAACCATAGTTTTCTAGACCGTAGCCGTTCAGGGATTTTGCTCATGATGTAAGTATAGATCTAAGTTTTAAAAAAGCCAAGTTTTAAGCCAGCCTTAACATATTTGTGTACTACGCCTATAAGTTGATACAGGGGCATATCACCAACGGTTGTTTCTGGCGGTGTACTAATGCCTGCTGCTTCCATGTTATCTGTGAATTCATTTGCCCAAGCTGGTACTGCGTTTTCACGGTAAGACTTAGGTGGGTAAGTAAAGGTAGCTTCTGCATCCTGAAAGTGTGGTGCATCTGCGCCCCAAAGATCCCAGCCCCAATCAATACCATGTTCTGCTGCAGAATCTGCAACCTTGCGCCAAGCTGCCTTACCTTCTTCTGTGTTCATGTTTGGATAAAGAGCATCACCATGAAAGGCAATATCTACAGCAAGACCCTTGGTGTGCAAACTGTTCAATGTCCAAGTAACAACCTTACCTGCAATAGTTCTACCCAGTGAATGTAGGTAGTTCTGTCTTTCTTGTGGTCTATATCCTTCTGTACCAAATATTTCAGGGTTATCTAAAAACCAAGCATCAACCCTATCACCAAAGTTATCTTCTTTAGATAGTAGCGCCCAATCACGGCTAGCGGTTTTTACATTCATCACTGCTTACTATAATGGCATACTGTATTTTATGCAAAAATATTATTCCACGCCTTTCTTATCATAGGTTCTTTCTGCCCCTTACCTACATAGTCATATTCTGCCCAACCACCTGCACGCAGGGCAAGGTACACACCTATTAACTTCCAAAGTGGCGCACCTTGTATGCGCATCATATCAAACATCAGTACATCTGATTCACGCCTTGTGTAAAATTCTTCTGTACCACTCTTAAATATCTTTTCCTTAGTATAAAGAATGTCATGGATCATAGCAGGCTTCATAATGTGTTGATCCGTTGGGTTGATGATCCAGTGCAATGCGCTAGGTATGCTGGCAAAGTCTGTAACAAAACCTTTAGGCACTATGATGCTTTCAGTATCTTCTTTACCCACAGCGTAGTAGTATTCAAAGCTTTCAAGAAGCTTGAACTTATTGTTACCCATAGGGCGCACTGCTGGTGGGGCTGTAAAACTACTCATCTATGTTTACTTTAAATAAATTACTGCAGTAGGTTTCTTCTTTCTTAAATCCGTTAGGTGTAGTCAGTATAACTTTACCGCACATCTTGCAAAATCTTTCACTAGGCTTGGGGCGTTCTGATTCATACAGCCATATTCTTTCAAGGTTTGACTTACCTACATCTGCATAATCTGCCCATACCTGTGTTTTAAGCTTACGGCTTGTGCCTGTTCTAGTTGTGCTGCATTCCATGTGGTCATACCAAATAACATCACCTGCCTTAAAGACTTCTGAAAAGCTAATAAAGCCAATGTCTTCATGGGTTTCAAAGCCGTGTACAAATTTCACTTCACCATCATCTTCTTTAGCAGCTAGGATCTTATCATACTTAACCCATTCATGTGGGTGGCTAGTTCTTTCTTGAAACTTGGCGTAAGTAACATAGGCATTATTAAGACCTGTCATGAACATACTGCCCACAAAGATTGCGAACATTGCCATAGTCCACTGCTTTAAGTCAAGATGCCTTTTTAATGCTTCCTTCATTTTGTATTTTCTATCTTAGAAACTAAGAACAACAGCAATGACTGTGCCACCTTGTTTAAACCAGCTATCCCAAGAAACGAGCCAATACCAGATGAAAGCATAATTAGATAAGGGTTTTCCGTAAACAACAATACCGTTAAGCCAAAGATTATACCAGCGAAAGCAGAAATGGGTAAGAGTATATAAAAATCTGCCTTGGTGAAAGGTACTTTTTTTTCCCTAGCTATCCTTAGCTGGTTAGTTGCGTGTACGATTGACCCAAGCAAGATAATTCCAAGGGATACTATCAGTACTATAAAGTCATTAAGTTCTGGCTTCATAAGCTTATTATTATATGACTGGTACTATTCTGCATCTGCAGTTAGCGACTTGACCAACACCACCTGCTGGATCACCAGCATACATCATCTTAGAACTTCCAACATTAAAGGTTTCACTAGTTAGAACCACTTGCCCATCTGCATGTGCGTGGTCTTCCCTTGTGTTTTCATCTAAGAAGGTAAGCCATTCTTTCTTTTCAACGCCTTCTTGTTCATACGCTAACTGAATACCTGTGTTTGCTGCACGCACCGTTTCTGTTCTTGCAATAAGAAGTGAACGCTTACGGTTAGTATCAAATACATCACGGATTCTTTGTGATAGTTCTGGGATACCTTCACCTTGGTTAATTCCTTCTTCCATAGTTGCCGTTACAGCCTTGTAAGTAGTGTTAGTGATAGCAAAGCCATCTTCTTTAGCTTGCGTGGCTATAGCAGCAGCAGCACGGTTATCTTCAAAGATACCAGCCACACCTATTTCATTCAAGGCTTCATTGGCTTCTGCAATCATAACAGTACCAGCTACTTCTTTAAGTAACTTTCTTAGCTTGGCTTCATCTGTAGCTTTCATTTTAGTTATGTCATCCATCACACCCTTCTGTGCTTTGGCGCTCTTAACACTCTTAGTCTTAGCCAGTAAATCTAAGATGCCTTGCTTTTGTTGGTCAAAGTAAAGTTCTACCTGCCCTTTAATAGATCTTTCTGATTGGTCAAAACGCTTATTCCACGCTTCCATGACAGCTACCTTGTCTAACTCTTTATGCTTCATGCCTTTCTTGTCATCTGGTTCTTTAGCAGGCGGTGTTGCTTCTGGGTAGTAACCTTGGGCTGGTGGGTTTTGGATAAGATCAATAGTAGTCTTGCCAGCAGGCACAAGTAATACATCACCACCTTCAACTGGTTCTAGTTCATAATCAGCACGCACTTCATTCACAGTCTTAACACCTGAATCTAAGAAGAACTTGTTACGGTCATTCTTTTCTATTTCACTTTCTGGGTTGGGATCTACATAGATAAATTTAAGGTCTTCACCTTTCTTTTCCATCTGGCTAAGTAGTTGTAGATCTAGTGCATCACAAAATTCTTCAAGCAATGGTTTAATTACATGTTCATTGTAGATGATCTTATTAGTTTCAGCATTAGCCAAGTTCACACCGTCTACATCACCAAGAATAGATTTAGGGATGTTGTACGCTTTCATAATCTGTCTATCTGTCCTATCAAGCATGGTGTTAAATTCCATATCCTTCTGGGTGTTTGATAGATCAACCTTACCTAGTTCTACATCTGCTACCGCAGTCTTGTGTGCATTCTTTGAACCTCTAAAGTCTTCTTTAAATTCCTTCTTGAACTTATCAAAGTTGGCAATCTTGCTTTTAGCAAACAATAAGAAAGATGGTATACCGTGGTTCTTGAAAAAACTTAAGTTCCAAATTCTTGCTTCATTATCCATGTCATACAACTTGGCAATGGCTTTGGTAGCAGGCACAACATTGTACATGTCTGCTGGATCTATCTTGGTCTGGAAGTGTATAATTTCTTCTAAGGTAAAAACCTGTTCACCGCTACCTGCCTTTCTTTTATAACCGCTAAGAAATCCCTTAGCATCAGTAGTAGCAACAAAAGAAGCATCTGGTACAAGGGGGTATAGTTTCTTGGTTTCAGAATCATAGTGCCAAAAGGCTTCACCTACTAACACTGATTGCATAGCAAACAACTTCTTCATCTGATAGAAGCTAAACTGGCTATTGGGTCTACGCAGTAGTTCAAGCGCTGGGTGCGTGTCTACTTCTTCCCATTCACTTTTCTTACCCTTCTTCACTCTCTTAACAAGCTTAATTTCTTGCTTGGCAAAACTGTTACCGATATTAGAAACAGAAGCATGTACCGTTTCATTATCACGGAAAGCTTTAAAGAATTCAGAACGCTTATAGTCTGGGTTAACTTCTGAACTTGTAAAAAAGCCATACCCTGCATCAAGTTCTTTTTGCTTGGTTGGGTAGACTTCTTTTGTTTCGGTAGGCTCATTAGAACCAAAGATGTTTTGTAGTAATCCCATGTTGTTGCTAGTAAAAAAATCTTCTTAAGTATATGGCGCAATCTATAAAAAGGCAATATTACCTTCTTTTTGTTCGTGGTAGTTCCACATAACAAAGTACCTTAGTGCATCAATAGCATGGTTGAATCTGTCAATAGGGCGGTTAGTTTGTTCACCGTACTTGTCTACTAGCCATATGTACTTCTTAAGTTCTGCCTTAAGATTGATACTTGAACTGGTAACAGAAATCTTACCCTGTTTAACTAAGTTGATCCCATTGCTTATTGAATCTGCACCCTTAAGCGTTGGAAGGATAAACCAACCTTCCCTACTAATTTCTTCAATACTCTTAGGTTCAGCAGAATCTGCAATGATTGGTAAGTTACGATCTACTTTTAGGTAGTGCATACGGTCTGCTATATCCTGATTGGTTAGACCAGTTTCATAGATCAGTTCATGGTAGATGAATTCATTGTTAAGCCTATACACAGCTATCAAGCTGGTTGGGTCATTTGTGTACCCAAAATCTAAACCGTAACCAAGCAGTTCAGCATCTTTAAGATCTTCTTCATCAAGCTGTACCCACTTAGGAAAGACCACACCCATCTTACGCCCATATTCACCCAAGCCGTAGATCTTCCACAAGTTAGGGTCTATTTCTTCAAGCCGTTCTATTTCATTTATCACCCTATCTTCTAAGAAAGGGTTATCATGGTAGGTTGAAACAATAAGCGCACAATCACCATCTTTACCACAACGCTTCTGTTCTATTTCTTTGTTAAGCCAGCTTTCTTCATCATCTGGGTTGAAATCCATGAACACACGCTTTCTTGTACGCAGATTCAGTTGGTGGTATTCACTCTTAAACTTAAGTTCATTGGCTTCATTGCAATACAGGTAATCACGCCTTGCACCCCTTACCTTCTGTTCATCATCTGCACCAAAGAATTCAACCACACGCCCACCATAGCGCATAGACTGCTGGCTTTTTTCATACTCTATGAAATCCCAAGCACTACCCATCTTTTCTTCTACAAATTCACCAGTAGGGTAATGGTTATCATCACCTTCATCTGGGCTAATTGTCCACACTTCCATCTTCTTAAGTACTGTTTCAAAATCACGCATCACAGACTTCTTAAGCGTGGCGTTATACTTACGCACAACACTAAAGACACCTTCAATGTCATAATCACCATGATCACCACAAGTACCAGTCATCAACCATTCAGCCATTAGCTGGCTCATTGAATAAGTTTTAGTACTGGAAGAACCACCACGCAGCAAAACCATAGGCTTATCTGTAGCAGCCAATCTTTCAAACAGCGGTGAATAGCTGGCTTCAAGTCTAAACATTTAGTTGGGGTTATACTCAACAGTACATGTAACAATACCGTTGTTGAACTGGCATTGATTGATCTTAGTAGTTTTAAGATCTTCTACATCACTAAACCCATCATAGTCTAGGATGTTGTAACTGTTAAGCGCAGCCCATTCATCTACTGTCTTAAGGTCTTTAATGTAGCAATCTTGGCAAGTACCCATGTTATTGTTGTTTAAGTTTAATAAAGTTGTTCAGGTTCACTGGGCGTTCATAGTTATCATCATGGCTGTAGTACCATTCATGTAGATCATCTGGTATCATGTCAGCTTCAAGTGCGGTAACCATGTCATCAATACCCCAGAAGTCATCTGCAGTACAGAACACACCAAGGGGGTTATCTGCTACCCAAAAACATTCATCCCAGTTATCAGGGTAATACTTCTGTGCAAAGATAATAGAAACATCATGTGATGCTATCCTTAAATCATCAATAAGCTTATCTGTCATACTTGGCATGGTTGTTCTTAGTTAGTAAATCCTTTAACTGCCCACATAACAGCTTCTTCTAGTTTGGTCTTAGCAACGGCTAAACATCTAGGGTCAATGTTGCCTTTGTCTTCAATGCGTTCAGATAGATCACAGATAGTAGCATACAAACATTCAGCATCATTCTTTACTTGTGATACAGCCTGCTTCTGGTCATCTGTAAGTTCTTTGTGTTGTTTACGGAAAGGGTTAGTACTCATTTCTTAAGGGGGTTAGGTTTAGGTGCGGTGGCTCTTTTAAGTTCTTTCATGGTATCTTCTAGCTTCAAGGTGGCAATCATCATAGACAGCGCTAATAACTTAAACCTTTTAGATGAAGCCTTGTTAATACTTATCTTCATGCCTTCTTGACTATGTTACGCTTAATGACTGGGGCTTTACCCATCACAAAACCGCTATGCTGTATTTCTTGCTTTTCAGTATAGCCACGACTTTTACCAATGGTAGCCAGTATGAACTTAACAGCCCAACCTTCACCCTTGTTCACCTGCTTACGCAACTGTTCTTCTGCACTATCTAAGATAGATTCTTTTTCATCCTTCAATGCCATTACAGCCTTGGGGTACTTCTTAATGTAAACATTGGCAGTAGTCCAGCTACACCCAAGCTTCTTTGAAATCAGGCTAACATTGCCTGAACTGCCTGTTACAGCATCTGTTACTTGTTTTTCTGTGTACTTTCTAGGCATGTTAATTGGAATTATTTACGGGGGTTTCTTTCCATATCCCTACCCCTTTTCACTTTCACAGGTCTTCTGTGTGGGTATTTAGGCTAATACTACTAACATTGTGGATAAAAAGCAAAACTATCAATCCAATAACCACTAAAGAGCGGTAACAGTGTTCTGTACAAAACCAGTACCTTTATACTTCCCTTTACTATCCTTATGTAAGATCTTATCAATAGTAGAAGTATGCCCGCATTCTGTGCAGGTGGCTTTAACACTCTTGATCACATCCTTGGCACGGTAACAAAGCTTATCACCTAGTAATACTTCACCAATAAGAAACAGTAAGCTGGCTACTAAGATGAAAGGGAATGCAAGCCACGCCCTAGCTATGCAAAATAAAAATTTGGCTACGCCTCTTAGTATAGTTCCGATAGGTTTAATGTTCATTAGTAATCACCGTTAGCTACATGGATAACGCCAAGGGTATCAATAGGGTATTCATCAAGGCTAAGTTGTTCTTTCTTTAAACCGTTCTTATCTAAGATACCCCTTATGATTCTGCGTGCTTCACTTCTACTGTTAGCTGTAATAAGAATGCAGCTACCAATGTAATGACCGTTGCCAGTGTGCTTGTATATTTTCATGCTGGTTTGTTACATCTACTACAACTACATGTTTGCCCTATCATATCAGAAGTGCATGGATCAGACCAAGTGTGTGCGCCCTTGAATATACGTGGTTCAGATTCAAGTGGGTACATAGCTAAACCCCCTACATCCCAAAACCTACCCTGAATCAAAGTAACTACATGGTTACCATCATACCAAGCTTGGGCTTCTGGGAATTTCTTTTTAAGTAACAGGTAGAAATCAAAACAAGCCCCATTTCTATAATGGTGCAAGGCGTTATCTTTCTTAGATACAAGGTGCGCAATGTGTTCACTGATTTTATCCATGATTTGTGCCTTTATTCTAGGGCAATATGTATCTAAAGTCAAAAAGTATTTGACAGTACTGGAATAAAAGAATACAATATGGGAGCTATTTAAAAAAGTACATAAACAAAAGATTGGCAACATCTTTACAACGCTTTGAGTTTGAAAATAATATGAAAGTGGGGTAACCCACCAAAGCACAAACCCCCTTCTAAGTTATGCCAATCTCTTAGAGGGAGTACTTTGTAAAAACACAAAAAGTCATGGAAAATGTAATCACGGCATTGGTAGGTAGTAGGGCGCATGGCTTAGAACACCCAGATTCAGATTATGACTGGCGTGGGGTTTTTAAAGAACCGCTTAATGTACACCTATCACCATTTAGAAAAGTAAAAAATAACCACTGGATAGAAGGGGATGAAGATAACACAGCCTATGAACTAATACAGTTCATTAAGGGGTGCTGCCAATCTAACCCCAACTACTTAGAAGTGGTCTATGCCCCTGAATTTAAGAACCTAAGCCCAATAGGTAAAGAACTTATAGATAACAAGCACAGGTTTTTATCTGCGCAGCGTGTCTTTGATTCACACAGGGGGTACGCAATGAACCAATATAAGAAGATGAACCTGTTTGAACCAGATGACCGCACAGCTAAGTTCTGTGTGGCATACATAAGAAGCTTGCACAATGGCGCACAGCTATTGAAGCACGGTGAAATGACTATAAACCTACCAGAAGGAAAGCTTAAAGATGATCTGCTTGCAATCAAGTATGACTTTAAGGGTAACAAGAAGCTGGCTATGGTTTACTTTGAACAGAAGCAGAAAGAAATCATAGATGCTATGGCTTCAACAAAGCTGCCCACGCAGGCAGAACAACTGTACTGGGAATACTTTATAACCAAACACTACGCATGAAAGATCTAACACAAAAAGCATTTGATTTTGCTAACAAGGCACATGAAGGGCAGCTAGATGATAGCGGTAAGCCATACTTCTTAACCCATTGCACACAGGTAGCAGGGCTTGTAACACTTACTTGCCCAGAAGACTACAACCTTATCTGTGCAGCCTATCTGCATGATGTGGTAGAAGATTGTGGCTTTACTTATGAAGAACTTATTAAAGAGTTTGATCAAGATATTGCAGATCTAGTTATGGAAGTAACCCATGAAGGTACTAATGACAATGTTGGCTATTACTTCCCAAGACTAAATACACAGCGTGGTATTGTGCTTAAGTTTGCAGACCGCATGAGCAATCTATCTAGAATGGAATGCTGGAATAGTAAGCGCCAAGATCAATACCTAAGAAAATCCAAGTTCTGGAAGTCTAACCCTAC